CCCCCTTTTTAAGCATTTAGAAAGGTTATGCGAAGTGGAAGCCCCACAAATATAAACAATCGTTTATCATAAGACCTCGGAGAGGCAAATCAAAATGAGAAATGTAACTAAGGCCATTAGAGAATTGGCTCCTGCTCAAGGGTACGTGATGAACATGACCCCCGCTCGTGAAGACGGTAAAGCCCGTCTCGCTTGCGAATTATTTTTCGGTAAGGATAAGGTTGATAAAGTTACTAATACTTTACATCGTAGTAGATTAAATTATGATTCATTAATTGAGGATTTTCTCGAATATGATCGCGATCATGTCCGAAGATTTGAAGATCCAGACACTAAATTAATTTATAACACAGTTTTACAAAGCATTATTGATGATTTAGGTGACCAAAGAATTAAACCTTTAACATTTGATCAAGTTAGAAATTTGTCTGACTTTCCTGGTGCTAAGAGTCCCGGCTTACCTTATAAAAATCAAGGTTACAGAAGCAAAGCCGAAGTTTATGACTGTAAAGAGAATTTAGAACATCTTGAGAATATTTGGGATCTAATTGGTAATGGTAAGAATGTTTATTTACCTGATGTTTGTTTATTCGCAAGATCTCAAATTGCTAAATACCCCAAAGAAAAGATTCGTGCAACTTGGGGCTATTCTTTTGATGTATATATGGAAGAGGCTAGATTCTTTTATCCCATTCAAGAGTTTATTAAAAGTCATAAACATAAACTTCCTATTGCCTATGGTTTAGAAATGGCTCATGGAGGTATGAATAGCATCAATGATATGTTACTTAGGAATAGAGGTTGTAAATATGTTATTTCTGATTGGTCAAAATTTGATAAAACTATTCCTCCTTGGTTAATTCGTGATGCTTTCCACATTTTGGAGAAGCTCATTGACTTTGAGTCACTTCCGCGTCCTGCTTATCAGAGGCGTAGGTTTAAAAAGATAGTTGATTATTTTGTTGAGACACCCATCCGGACTTGTAAAGGTGAAAGATTCCTTGTTACTGGCGGTGTTCCATCTGGTTCTTGTTTTACTAATATTATCGATTCAATTATTAATTGTATCGTTACCAGATTTTTAGTTTATCAGACCACTAATCAATTTCCAATTGGTGAAATTTTTCTTGGCGATGACGGGGTTTTCGTCATTAGTGGTTTTGCTTGTTTAGAAGACATTGCTTCCTTAGCTATTAAGTATTTTGGTATGATTTTGAATGTAGATAAGAGTTACGTGACTACAAACCCTCAGAACGTACACTTTTTAGGTTATTTTAATTATTCCGGCATGCCTTTTAAGAATCAAGATTTTTTAATAGCCTCTTTTATTTTTCCTGAACATAAACGTACCCGTTTAATCGATGCGTGTGCTGCGGCCTTAGGGCAGATGTATTCTGGATTCGATCCTGGATACGCACGTACTTGGTTAAAAATTATTCATTATTTAGCTGATGCCGAAAATGCAAATCCTTTTAATTTTCATGAAATAGTATTACATTTAAGAAACAATGAATTTAGACATAAATATTTAGCACAAGTTGGTTTAACTTCCGATAATATGACAATTCCAGAATTGCATAGTTCTATGATTCTTGAAGTTCTACCAAAATCTTATTGTGCTATATCCTTACCGAATAGGACTTATGACTATAAGTCTTTATATATAAGAAGTTTGAGCAGCTTCCCATAAGCGAGCGTGCCCTTTCATAGCACGTCTTTGAGAGTCAACTCAATAAAACCCC